TCCCAACCTGGTTACATATACTGCAGTTCATGATGAGAACTCGAAAGATTTACGGTCTGCCAGAGAAGTTGCTAAATATTTGGGAGTCGAACTGAGAGAGGTTAAAGTTTCTCCTCCATCAGTCGATGACATCAACGACGTTATCAATACTATTGAGATGCCTTACAAGGCTCAAGTTGAAATTGGTTATCCGTGTGTTCAACTTGCCAGAAGAATCCATGAAGATGGATTTAAGGTAATCATGTCAGGTGAAGGGAGTGATGAACTCTGGGCATCTTATGGTATGAGTTATCATGGTATTAAAGATAAAGGTTGGACCAACTATCGAATTGAATTGTTCGGATCACAACATCGGAAGAACTTTGCAAGATGTAATAAGATCTTTATGAAGTATGGGATCGAGTGTCGTCTCCCTTTCCTGAATACACAGTTGGTTGAAAACGCACTTGGTCTGAGTCAAGATAAGGTGTGGGACGGTAAGTCAAGACCCAAAGCAATCCTCCAAGAAGCTTTCAGAGGAGAACTTCCTGACAATATTATTGATAGAAAGAAGGTTGCTTTTCAAGATGGTATGGGTATTAAGTCTTTGTACGAAGATGTTGTCGAAAATCCAAAAACATATTACACTACACAGTATAAGAATAAGTTCACATGAAACTACCATATAACTTACAGGACGTATACGACGGTGAGGCTAAATCAAAGTTCACCGTGATTTCAACCTTTGCTGGTGGAGGTGGTTCATCCACAGGGTATCGTCTTGCGGGTGGTAAGATTTTGTGTATCAATGAGTTTGTCGAAGAGGCAAGAAAGACATATGCATCTAACTATCCTTCAACACCGATTGTCCCTGATGATATCAAACAATTAACTGGTGGCGACTTTCTGAAGATTACTGGATTGAAACCAAAAGAGTTGGATATTCTTGATGGATCACCACCTTGTTCTGCATTCTCTGTTGCAGGATCAATGTGTCGTGGTGAAGGATCTAAACACTCTGATGGTTGGGGTAAGACAAAGAACTATTCTGATGGAAAGAAGGTTGAGAATATTGAAGACCTATTCTTTGAATTTATCCGTGTAGCCAGAGGTATTCAACCAAAAGTTATCGTAGCCGAGAACGTCAAGGGATTGACAATTGGCGAGGCAAAGACTTATTATGCTAAGATTACCAATGCCTTTGAGGATCTTGGTTATCTCGTCACATCAAAAGTGATGAAGTCATCTCACTACGGTGTAGGTCAGGCAAGAGAACGACTTATCTTTATTGCGGTTCGTCAGGACATCGCAGATAAGATTGGTTTGAATGTACTCACAGTATCTTCACTCTTTCCTCCCACGTCATCCAAAGACACAACCATCGGTGATATCATTGATGGAGTAGAAAACGACCCTGAGAACATTCAGTCTCTGACTGAACATATGTTGAAGAGTGGTGTCTATCAAAGTGTCGTAAAGAAAATGCCAAAGAATCCTAAGAAGATTCTATCTGGTATGGACTATCACGAGAAAGGACACTGTTTCAATACAAAGAGGGCATCATTTTATAAACCCTCTCCGACCTTGACAGCAAGTGGTGGTCTGATACACTGGAAAGAAGACAGAGTTCTTTCTGTTCCAGAACTTAAACGCATTCAATCTCTTCCTGACGATTTCATTCTTACTGGAACTCACTCACAACAAACTGAAAGAGTTGGTAGAATGGTACCTCCCCTCATGATGAAGGCAATTGCCGAAAACATTTACAAAGAAGTATTATCTCAATTATGAAACTACTCACTCTCGAAGATTATCAAAAGGCAGGAGAAACTTTCTGGCCCAAGTATTGGTACGTTGCCAAGGAACTTGGTGAAGATGCCAAGGCAGAAGACATTCTCAAAGTCATGGAAACTCTTGGTGGTGTTGCACTCAAAGTTGCTCTTGAAGAAAAACTGACAGGACCATTTGGGTTTAATAAGAAAGACGAATCTGATACATCAGAAGAATAAATATTAAAAAAAGAAAAATCATATGCTCTCGACTCAATATCGGCTTCGGCTAGAGTTCATTTGCAAGTGCATAGCAAATGGTGAAGAGGTTAAATTGGATGACATGATCTGGGCAGAGAAGTTATCAAAGGCTAATACAACTGCCCGAGAAATGTTAAAGAAAGCAAGAAGACAGTCCTCTCAAGATATTCAAGAGGGAACTATTGATGATTTTATGAATAGGATGGGGTTAGGTGACCCCGACCCATCCAACTACAAAACGGGGTTCAATGGTGCCGATGAAATTATCGATTGGTTCCGACAAGATAAACCAGATGATTGGAGGCAACGTGACTAAATTTTTGATGTTTACAAAAGAATCTTGCGGACCATGTGGTCTGGTCAAGAGATATATCACAGCTCTCAAGGATCCTCGTGAGAGTATTATTGAAGAGGTTTATCTTGAGGATGTAAGTGATGATCCTATCCCCGAAGAAAATCTTGTACTCGCAAAGAAGTATGGTGTAACTGCTACTCCTGTTCTTGTAATCGCTGATGAAAAAGGAGAACTGTTAGAAACCTATATTGGTGGTCTACCCATCACACAAAACATTAAAAAATTATGGACAAAGTATGATGCCTGAAACAACTGACGAGAACATCAAGAAACTAGACGCCGTTTTAGACATGGCATCAGACGCAGAGTTAATTGACGAAACGTTTTACGTTTGGGAGACTCGATTTGGTCTGTGGAGTACCATGACTCAAGAGGGACGGAAGATGTTGACTGGTCTCACACGGGAAGCTGTTGTAGATATGACACGATGGCATCTTAAGTGTGAACAAGAAGGTTGGCCACCTGGTTCTGTACGGGTCATCAATAATGGTATCGTTGGTGGTAAACTGTAAAGACATAAATAAAGATAAGAAAAAGTAAATTGTAAACAGATGTCTTCATCAATGCGTAACTTTATGGAAGCCTATTCGGCTGTTCATAACACCGAAGCTAAAGAAGCATTGACTTCTGGAAGAGATGAGATCACTGAAATGAATCTCTCATCTTTGACTCAATCGGATCTTGACGAGATTGTAGAAAGTGTTCTGGAAGAGATGTTCCAGAAGGGTTACTCTGTTGACTCTGCACACACAATCTTCAGTGAGATGTTCGTTGAGTCAAACATCAAGGGAAGACAGGAAAAGATTGACAGACTTTGTGAGTCACTGAACAAAGCTTTTGATGTCATTGATTCAAAGGCTTCGACTGTTGCTCTTGAAGAGTTTACAAAGTATAGAAACAATAAGAGACTCCAGGAGTCATGGTCCGCAAGATTCAATCAAGAGAAGAGAATCGAGAGAACTCATAATCAACTGGTCGCACAAGAGTCACTGAACGTAAAGACTCTTCTCCTTAAGTTGGTTGAGAAAGCTGACAAGTCATATCTTGAGACAGATATGAAGAAGAGACAAGCCAATAATGAGAAGGCTCGTAAGGACATGGAGAAGATGGGTACTTCCATGAAGAACCCTCACTTCGAAGAAGTATCACAAATCCGTAAGGGTTGGGGTGATGCATATGCATCTATCTACGAGAAGAAACTTGATCCTGTTGGTTCAGAAGATGGTGACGTAGATAACGACGGTGACAAGGATTCTTCAGATGAGTATCTGATGAAGCGTCGTAAGGCCATCGGTAAAGCGATGGGTAAGAAAGATATGAAGGAAACCTACACTGTCACTAATGCTGACAAGAAAGGTAACACCAAAGCATATCAGAACTACAAAGCTGGTATGAAGAAGAAAGATGGTAGCCCAATGTACAAGGCTGCAGATCACATGAAGGAAGGTATCCGTGACATGGATCCCGAGAAGGGAACCAAAGAGAGAAAGGAAAGACTTGAGAAGAAACGTGGTATGAAGATGGATGACCATCCTCAGTTCACCAAAGAAGAGATGGACCGTATCGAAGCCATTGTAAATAGCTGGGAAGACTGATAGCGTGGTCTGATGGACGTTTTTAAATATTTGAAGAAGGCTGATGCTTTCCTTGTCGAGAACGATGAATCTCAGGCAAGGAAAGATGCTGAACGTGCTGGTGGTGTAACGTCAAAGTTTGGTAAGTATTATAATGATAAAGGTCAGTATGTTGGTAAGGTTGTAGGAGATAAATTTCAAGCAGCATCTAAGGATGAACTTCTTGATAGAATGGCAAAGTCTCCTGCAGGACAGGCTGAACCAAAAACACTTTCACAATTTAAGAAAGAAGTTCCACAAGAACCTCAAGCACCTGTCGGTGATCAGATGGGAAGAGTTGTTCCTGGTGGACCAACATCAACAGCTATTGATAGTGGAAATGTAAAAGAGATTGAAAAGGGTTTAATGCGTGGTCGTGGGAACGTCATGAGTCCTGCGAGAAAAGATCAGGTAAAACAACAAGCACGTGATATTCTTGGTCAACTAGCTGCAGAAAGAGAGGCTGAGGAACGTGCAGCTGCAGAGGCAGAAGCTCAAGCACAAGCAGAATTAGAGACACAACAAGCAGAGATTCAAGCAGAAAATGATGCTGAGGCTGCAGAGATAGATGTAGACGACTATAGAACTGTAGATGATATTGTAGCAGAAACACAGGACGATATTGATTATGCTAATGATGATGAGGCATTTGATAGTGAATACGAAGAGTTCACTAAAGAAGCTGAGACAATGATGAAAACTCTGGCTGATCGTCAGAGAAAGATGATGGAAAAGAAGTTTGCAAAGTTCCAGGAATCTTTGTCAACTATTCCAAGTGCAACTGATAAGAGATCATTCCTTCAGTCAATGGCACATGCAAAGACATTTGAAGGAAGAGTGAATGCTGGTGCAGGTAAGAATAATCTAGGGTATGCTGATATTCAAAACCTCATGGCAAACCGTGATCGTTTGTTAGATGGTTATGGTGACGGATCACCAGAACAGATCAAAAAGTTTGTTGACTCTGTAAGATCTAATAAAGTATCTGATGAGTTTATAGACGCATCATTTGAAATTCTTCCTGATGTATTCAAAAAATCTTTAAGTGGTAAGGGTCAGGTCACCAATGATAAGTATGTGTCAGATGATAAGGCACATAAAGACATTCATTATCTTGGAAAAAACGAAGATGGTTCAGTCAGAAGAGGACCAGCCAGTAATAAGGATAGAGCAAAGTTAATGTGGAGAATATATCTTGAACAGGGTGGTCGTGATGCATATACTGGTCTTCCCCTTGACCTAAGTGCCATGGACTTGGAACATGTTCGTGGTTTTAACAACAAAGATGGTGGTGCTCCTGGTAAAGAGGAGTGGGAACAGAGAGAAAATGATGATAACTTTACTCTGATTAACTCAAACATCAACCAAAAAAAGGTTGATATGTCAATGAAAGACTTCTTCGAAAGAGAAGTTGATCCCAATAAGGACAAGTCGGAAGAGGATTTTGGTGGTATTGAAAAGTTATTTGAGAAACAAAATCAAATCGGTGATGTGGGTGATCAACTTGTAAAGACACTTCTTGGTCAAGGTGGTAAGGGTCTTGGTGACGGAGTTACTAGAGAAATTTTACAAATGCACTTTGGTGAAGACGATGGTAGATACACAAATCTTAGAAATGAGTTCCGAAAAGTTGCAACAGATCCTAAGGATAAGAAGAAAGCTGCTGGTATGAAGTCCAAACTTGGTAAACAATTACTCAAAGCAACAGGATTAAGTAGAGGTATCACTGACAAATCTGGTAGAAGAACAGTCGCACTTCAAGAAAATGTCTATCGTGGGTTCTTACAGTCCATGGCTAATGCAGAACCAGGGGATAGACAGAGATATATGGATGGTTGGGCAGAATCAATCGCTGCAGGAAATGAAGCAAGAGAACCAAAGGCTGTCAATAAAAAATTAATCGAACTGGGTCTTATTGATCAGGATATTCTCGATGATAAGAAGGCAGGTAAGGTTTTCAAAGAGGAGTATGAGACAGTTAAAAGAGTGTCTACTTCTTATGGAAAGTCTTTCCTTTCCAAGTATAATAAGAACAACCAGTTCTTCTAATAAATATAATATAGGGTATTCATAGAAATGAAGAGTTTCTTAAATTTCTTTTCTGAGGCAAGACAGACCAAGGCTTCCACTAAGGCGAAG